CGGGTCCGAGTCCCGTTTTCCGCTCAGGGCTTCTTTGAAAGGAGAAGCAAAATCGAGTAAAAAACCTTATGTATCAATGATATGTAAGGTTTTTTCGTTTTTTAGCGACGTATTCGAGAGCATAAAAAAGCAGGTTGCTCGGACCGAAATCGTGACCTGTTTTGCTCGGACCGAAAACAGGTCACGAATTACGCATAATGCGTTGTCTTGCATTGTTTTACGTCGCAATATTTCTATGCTGCATACGTTTAACCTATTCAAACCCATGCAGCCATGCGCCGAACGACATTTTCCGTGGTTTTCTTCTGCAAAAAGACCAAAATTTCCAAGAAGGGCAAAGCACCCGTCTATGCCCGTATCACCACTTCGGGCCTCTCGACCGAAATCTACACCCGCTGTCAAATCGAGCCGGAGCGCTGGAACCAGCGGCTCGAACGTTCGCTTTACAAAGACGAGATAGACCTTCGAATCAACGATATCATCGCCAGTTATCGGGCAAATATCCTTGCGGCCTACGACCGGCTGATTCGTGAGGGTAAAGAGCCGAACTGCTTCGCCATCAAACAGCGCCTTGAAAATCCGAATGGCAATTCGCGGATGTTTCTTGCCGAATTTTCGAAATACTGCGACAAACGGCAGAGAGAAGTCGGAGTACGTATCACTCAACTCACGGCGAACAAATACCATCGCCTGCTGCGCTATATGACCGAATACACGAAAGGACAGTACAGGAAAGACGACCTGCCGCTGGATGCGATCGATTATGCGTATATCGACGGACTGAATACCTTCATGCAGACGGCCCACAACTGCAGGAACAACGGGGCGGTCAACCTGCTGTGCTGTCTGAAGAACTTTATCCTCTATGCCATCCGCAACGAATGGATCGAGAAGAACCCGTTCCGGTACTATAAGATGAAGGTGGATAAAACGAACGTTAAGGTTCCGCTGACCCGAGAGGAATTGGATACGCTGCTCAGAAAACCGATGCCCAACGATCGGCTCGACCGTATCCGGGACGTGTTCTGTTTCTGTGCCTTGACGGGATTGGCCTTTACGGATGCGGACCATCTGCGCAAGGAGCATATCACGACCGACGAAGAGGGTACGGTATGGATTCACAAGCCGAGGGAAAAGACGGCGGTAATGAGCCGTGTGCCGTTGCTGCCGCAGGCGATTCGGATACTGAAGAGGTACGAATCCGACGAGACCTGCAAATCCCGGGGTAAGCTGCTGCCTGTGCCCTCCAATTCGAAGATGAATGCCTACTTGAAGGAGCTGGCGGGAATCTGCAATATTCCGAAGAATCTCACGACGCATTGCGCGAGGCATACGTTCGCCACGCTGGCCATCGAATACGGCATGCCCATCGACATCATCGCAAAAATCCTCGGGCATACGAATACCAACATGACGCGGCACTACGCCAGAATCTCCGAGGCGAATATCAGCCGGGAAATGCGGAAAATAGGAAAAATGCTGACGGCATGATATCTTTTTTGGCAATAGCGGCGAAGAACTGCAATGGTTCTTCGCCGTTACTGCCGTATTCCGGCGAAGCAACCATCGTTTGGCCATTCGGCTTGAATTCACGAATGTCGGTTTTATTGCTTGCTATGATTCGAGAAAGAATGTTCTTTTGAATGAATGGTTTTGTTCACGAGCGACCGATATAATACGGGCAAGATATCTTTTGGGCATGATTGAATTCCATCATTTGCAATGTATTCTTTCGTTTCTGCTATAAGGGACAATAGAGCGGGATGCTGACCGCACGCACTCATTCCTCTGAACCCCCTCGTAATATGACACTCCCTTGCGGGTTCGGAAGTAAACAGATGTAACGATTCGATAATTCGGGTCGTTACATTTTTGTATAGAAGAATAGGTAACGAGAAAGCAACGGTTTATTTTCAGTCAATTGCACGAAAATACCGCATTTCAAATAACCTATCACAAGGTACAAAAAAAAATCGAACAGGCAAATTTTACTTGATTGAGGAAAAAATGGCTAAATCAATAAGCTATTGCAATAGTAGCTTAAAAATTTGAAAAAATTATTTTTCTAAAAAATTACGGTTCTCGGAGCAAAAAAGGTGAAATTCCGCGTTTTGAACTGAGTCATAACGCATTAAACAGAAAACCTCAGAAATAGTAACGATGGCAATTTAGCAAAGAAACGCAAGGTAATGAAATAGAACGGTTGCCAAGTCATTACCCGATAATGCAGTAAAGTTTTTCTTTGTGTCGTCACGTTTCATCGTTCTGCGTCAGTTTGCATATCAATGTATAACTCGCTGATAACTAATTTTGTAACCAAAAAAAAAGATTAGATTATGCGAAGTACATTTAAGGTGCTGTTCTACGTGAACGGGAGCAAAGAGAAAAACGGTATTGTCCCTATTATGGGACGAGTGACAATCAACGGTTCTGTGGCTCAATTCAGTTGCAAGCAGAGCATCCACAAAGACCTATGGGATGTGAAAGGAAACCGCGCAAAGGGCAAAAGCAAGGAATCGCGAGACATCAATTTGGCCTTGGATAATATCAAGGCTCAAATCATCAAACACTATCAACGCATTTCGGATAGAGAAGCGTTTGTAACAGCAGAAATGGTACGAAATGCCTATCAGGGTATCGGAACGGAATATGAGACCCTGCTCCGAGCATTCGACAAAGAGAACGAAGCCTTTGCCAAACGAGTTGGCAAGGATCGTTCTCTGAGTACATATCAAAAGTATCTCACCGTAAGAAAATATCTTGCGGAGTTTATCAAGGTAAACTATAAGCGTTCCGATATTGCGATGAATGAACTTACAGAGGATTTCATTCGTGATTATTGCTTGTATCTGAGAAATGAGGTCGGATTGGCTCAATCATCAGTGTGGATATACTCCATTCCATTGAAGCACATTGTAACCACTGCTCACTATAATGGCAAGATTGCACGCAACCCATTTGCCCAGTACAAGGTTGACCCCGACCACAAAGAACGAGGTTTTCTGACCGAAGATGAGTTGCAAGCCTTTACAACGATTGAATTGAACAATCCCGATTTGGAATTGGCAAGAGATTTATTCGTGTTCGGTTGTTGGACGGGAATATCATTCATAGATATTAAGAACTTGACAACGGAGAATATTACAATGTTGGGCGGTTCTCCTTGGATAGTATCGAAGCGACAAAAGACGGGTGTACCGTTCCAAATCAAGTTGATGGATATTCCTATGCAGATTATCAAGCGATACGAACCATATAGAATAAGTAGCAATCTATTCAACATCGGCAGCCACGACACTATAAATAAACGCATAAAAGAGGTTGCTAAATTGTGCGGTATAGAGAAGCGAACTTCGTTCCATCTTAGCCGTCATACATTTGCAGTGTTAGCCTTGAACTATGGAATGCCGATAGAGAGTGTGAGCAAGATTCTCGGACATACGAATATTACCACAACGCAGATTTACGCAAAGGTAACAAACACCAAACTCGAACACGATATATCAATGTTTGAGAGTAGAGTTTGTGAAAGATTTGCAATATAGTAGGTATGAAACGAGCAATAATAACAATCAGCGAAAGCGGCAATGTAAATATTCCAAGCGGTAATGTTTGGATGTCGTTCTCGGAGCTTGTAGTGCTGTTCGATGTGGCAGCACCCACATTAAAGGCTACAATCCGAGCCATACATAAAAGCGGAGTTATAGCGGAGCACACCCAACATTGCGAAGTGATGCCATATACCTATTGGGCTACCCTATATAATATGGATATGATTGTCGCCCTTGCTTTTCGTATCAACTCATACGGTGCAGAAAAGATACGGACAGAGGTATTAAAGAGGATATGCGGACGAGAAGAGAAAGTATGTTATCTCTTTTCGCTTGCCAATTGTTCAAAGGCTATCTCATAGATTGGATAAATAGCAGGTACGCAATGAATACCTGCTATTTATCATTTATCGCTTCTGCTCCTCTATAAATACATCTATCTCTCCTAAATAACCTATTTCTTTAGGAAGTACAAACATATTGTTTGGATTTACATATTTTCTAAAATGGTCTTCAATATCGGATATTTCCAAATCTTCAATGCTTGTATGGGTATTGAATCCCACAGGTTGGATATGACACAATTTCCAATCAGACAAAGCATAACTACCTAATGGCTTAGTATATTTAGCTTTTGCCTTAATATCCTTTGTTGCCATAAATACCACTGGTAACTCCTTCTGGCTCAAAAGTTCTTTAATTTGAGATAAGGTAAACACCGTTCCTTTTAATACATTACTATACGCCCAAATAGCTACGGTATTATCTGAAACGATAATCTCTCTTCCACAGGGATGCACAAATGATTGACCTCGTTTGTTTGTTTCTTTACGAATAATCAATGGCATATCTTTGTCTGCAATCCATTCCTCTATCAGATTACTCCAATTTTCAAGTACTTCAACATCTATCTGAGGGTTATTAGGAGAATTACGCCACAAAGTTCCTATCTCCTTAATTTTCATTCGGATTTTCTCTCCTACCAAATCTTTTGTGGGCATACATTTTTCGGACTTCTTATATGGCGTGGGTTGTCCCGATATTAGAAACTGCATAGCTCGTTTGGGAGGATATTTACAACTATACAATCTGCCCTCTTGATAGCTCTTGGTTTCAATGACATTTGAAAAGACACGATAGAAATCAGCTTTTGTAAACTTGAATGTTCCATCTGAAGTATGAACAATAAATGAATCATTATCATTCAAAGGCTCAATCAAATCAGCCTTGAAACATAATCTACTACTTGTATATTCTACCATATGCTAACTATTCAAACAAATTATACCACAAAGGTACTCGAAATAAACCAAATGAGAGAATTTCTGCCGTTTATAATTGCCTTGAGTTTATAGCACCCCTCAAATTCCAATCCCCATAGTACTTTATTCACTATTCTGCTATAATTTGCGTAGCAACTTATCCGTCAATCACTTATATTTTTGTAGCTGACATTTTTTGAACCTAAAAGCATTTGAAAATGGAAGCTAACAAAGTAACAACGAGCCATAAACCGCCATCAGATGGTGGTATGGCAAGAGAAGAATTTATCCGAGTGGGAACAACGCTCTACAAGATTGTGGAGCAACCGAGACTGAGCGGTGGATATGTGAAAAAGCGTATCCCTTGGAACAATGAAACACTTCGCCAAGACTATGGCAAGGACTATATCGGCAGCGTTCCCAAGTATGACGGATTTTGTACCGTCCCCGAACACATCGGCTATCGCCCTGTAATCGGTAAGTTCCTAAATCTCTATGAGCCGATAGACCACCAACCGCATGAGGGAGATTTCCCCTCTGTCCGCTCATTGGTGGAGCATATCTTCGGTGAGCAATACGAGTTGGGTATGGACTATCTGCAACTGCTCTACC